GCTGGCCAGATCGAGCTGACAGTCCGAGGCCTCGCCGCGGCTGCTGGTTTTCCCACAACGCAGGGCCCGGCAGGACAGTTCTTGCCTCTAGCTCTTGAAGCTGATCCGACAGTTGCCGGTGCAATTGCGATCACGGATGTTGAGCCTTCTGGCATTTACAGCAACCTGGCTTCAGGCGTTCACTTTGGTCTTAATCGCGCATTAGTTGCTAACGCAACGTTGCGCGCGCAATTCCTTACGACAACGACTGCGGCCGCGCCACTGGCACGTACGGCAATGTCCCTTGATCGGCATTTCCAGGCAGTAACCGATATTATTGCTCTGGCTGCCAATGGCAGTGAGGAAGCTCCGGATTACCTGTTGGTTAATCCTGCGCAGCGTTCTAGAATGGCTGCTCTTCTGGTTGGCAATATCGCGATGGATACGTCTTCGCGTACTACAGGAGTTAAAGGCGACGGTGGTTTCACTGGCTTCAGTTATGCTGGCGTCCCGGTGAAAGTGTCACGTCACGTCGACAACGGTTTGGTTATTCATCTGAGTACCAAAACCTGGAAGATGTGCGAGCTTTCCTCTGCAGAATTTGCGGATCTAGATGGTTCAGTCCTCTCTCGCGTTGCTAATGCTGACGCTTGGGAAGGTTTCATGAAGTGGTACTACGACTGTGTTTGCACACGTCCTGGTGCTAACGCGATTGTAACTGGCCTGGCTCTATAAAAAAAAGTCCTGCTCTTCGGGGCAGGCATTTACGTAAGGGGATCCCAATGAGTTTGATACTGGAAATATTAATGGCCTTAACACTGATTAATATTAATGTCCTCATTGGGATCCTCGCCCTTATTAAAAGAAACGAATATAAAGATATGATTAAATTCAGCAATAACGAAAGTCCTTCTCTTTTGGCTGATATGTGGTCTAGACCTTAACCCCGGGAGATAATGTATGGCTAGTTGGAAAGAAGAACAAAAGATTAAGCGCGCAGAAAGGAAACTTAAAGCCCGAGTTGCTAGTGCTGAACGAGCTGCCAAACAAAAGATAGAAAGTTTAACGGAAGGTGAAGAAGAAGGATGGGGAGCGCTATTGGGCAATATCCTATCCAATGTTGGAGGCGCTGTTACAACAGCATATGCAGGCCCGGCAGCTGGTGCAGCAGTTACTGCAGCCGGCAAAGCTTTGACGGAAGGTGCTATAGCCGGCAGTTATGAGTTACAGAATAAACCAGAATTGGCCAAGAAGCATGCCTTGCTAGCTGCAGCTGCAGGATCCCAAGGCGTCGGCGATGTTGCCGGTACTGGTGCTGCCAGCAAAGCTGCCGGTGAGAGTGATAAAGGATTGGCTGCAGCACTGATGGGTTCAGGCGCCGGAGCAAAAGGTGCTGGCGCTGCCGGTGCTGGTTATTTCCAGCAAGAGGCTGCAAAGGCAGCTCCAACACCAGGATCACTGGAAGCAGAGACAGCAGCTGCCTTTGAAAGAAAATATGGTGATATATATCGTAAGGAACAAGAGCAGCTAGCAGCAGAGACTAGTCAACAACGACTTGAAGCTGCGCGACAAGAAGCTGCCTTCGGTGGTGGTGATCCTTTTGGTTTAGCATCAAACATCGATCCATATGCTGCAGCTGTGGTTTCTCCTCCACCGCCAACAAGAACGTTTGGAAAGAATTTAACACAAGCTGCGACACCAACTGCAGCAGTCGGATCATCCCCTGGCGCTGGGCCTGGTGGTAGCCTTCCCGCTGCAGTGGCCGCAGAGGCTCAAAAACAGCCCGTATATGGCACCGCACAGCTAGCCTTAACGTCTGGTGATGCCCCGGCCTCAACAACCCCCCCGGCAGGCAAATATAGCCAAGAAACGGATGTTTCTGCAGCAACCCCGCCAGAAGATAAACAATGGTATGAAAAATTAGCAGATCGATCAATTGCAATGGGGTCGAAGCAGGCGCCTGGTGGCATTGCTGCGTTGGGAACTGGCATCGATGCAATTGGAAAATCAATTGATGCTGAAAAGCCCGAAGATGTTGCGTTTACATGGCTAGATTGGTTGATGGGAAATGCTTCTCGATCATCTGGCAAAGAGATCTACGGTGGAGAGCCTGGCCAAGCTTCCATTAAAGGCGGAAAGAGTTTGGCCGGACTAGAAGGTATGGATCCGGATATCTTGAAGTTGTTTACCTAGGAATTAATATATGTTGAGTCATGAAGAAGAAAATGAATACCCAAGAAATTTTGATAAGCTTATTAATGAAAGCAAGCAAGATAAAAATCTTGTAACGCGTTCTTGGGATCTGTCCCTGTTGTTTCTCGAAGGACGACAATGGGTTAACTATGATAGAAATCTTCGACAGTATACAAGTTTAAAATCACCACAATCGAAAGTAAGAGTCACAGTTAACCTTGTGCTCAACATATACCGTAACTTCCTATCTCGTTTAGCTATTACATATCCAGGTGTTGTCGCGCTTCCTGCGTCACCTTCATCTGAAGACGTCGTCAAAGCTAAATCAGCTGAAATAGCACTAGAATACTTCTGGAATCAGAACGATGTTAAAAGAAAGTTCGCAACCATGGCAGAGTGGATGTTGTCGACCGGTGCTGTTGGCCTTCATGAATATTATGATCCAGACAAAGATCAGGTCAATATGGCGGTAGTATCTCCATATGATTTATTCTTTGAATCAGGTACATCCAAACCAGAAGAATCAGAATGGATCTCCATTCGTTCATATATGCTGCGATCGGAGCTAGCCAATATGTACCCGGATCATAGCGAGGCCATTAAGACCACGCCATCTGCATCTGATGACTCAGGCGCCTTTGGAGATAATGCACCAGTATCTGTATTAAAAAATAGAATTGAAATATTTGAGACTTACTGGCGCGATGGAAAGCATGCTGTAACCATGGGTGATACGTATCTCTTCCGTGATCATAACCCCTTGGATGAAATTCCTATTCAATTTATACGTTATACAGAGCTTCCCCGTCAACTATGGGGCATCGGTGTTATAGCACCGCTTATCGATCTGCAGTGGCTATATAACAAAGGTAGGAGTCAAATTATTGAGAACGTTGAGTTGATGGCCAATCCTAAATGGCTGATCCCCAAAGCATGCGGTGTCTCTCCACAATCGATTAACAATAGAAGTGGCGAGAAAGTATATTATAATCCAGCCGGAGGTAAGCCAGAGCAGCTCTCGGGTGTACCAATTCCTTCATATGTTATTGAGAATATCTCACGTCTCCAATCAGAAATGATGGATATTGCTGGTATTCATAGTACATCGATGGGTAAGCGAGCAGTTGGTATATCTTCAGGCAAAGCAATTGAAGCGCTTAACACACAAGATATGAGCCAGCTTCAAATTACACAATTAAATATTGAATATGCCACCCAAAAGATGGCTGGATGTGTCCTTAAACTAATGAAGCATTATTATAAGGGAAAGAAGTTTATGAGGATGATGGATCAGACCGGTGCTGTTATATTCCATGAGCTTGGCAATACAGATCTTCAAGATGAACCGGAGATCTTTATTCAGACCGGTAGTCTATTCCGCAATGAAGCACAAGATAGAGACGCGAAGGTACTAGAGTTAGTTGAGCTTGGCCTTCTGGATCCCAAAGATGCTCTTAAAGAATTATCATTCCGGACTGGAAAATCATTTGTTTCAAAGAAGATCAGCAATATGGCGCATGCACAAGAGATGCTTGACGCAGTATTGGAAGGTCATCATATTGAAATATTTGCTTCTGATGACGTTGAAGCATTTAAAGATATCTTCGGTGATTATATGAGAACAGAAGAGTACTATGATCAGGATCCAGAGGTCCAAGAATACGTAAGAGATATTCATTTATCTTTGGTTACAGCAGGCATGCCGCAGGAAGCTTTCATTCAGCAAGAACAGAATTATAAAGTATTCCCAAGAAAACCAGCAACAGCCGGCAGTGTTACAAACCAGGCTGCGCCGGTGTTGGCTCCAGGATCCCCTGCAACTAGCGCACAGATGATGGAAGAGGGTTTAGCTCAACAAGCAGGGCAAGGCCAGATTAAAGATGTGGAGGCATTAATGACAAACTTAAATAACGGTGGAGGCCTAGGCTAATGTTAGTAAATGAATTAGTAAATCTATTCAGGCAGTATGTTGATGAACCGGACCAGACCTATCTATCCGATATCGATGTACAAACTTATCTGCAATTGGGATATAAAGAATTCCGGAACATGATCACAGATTATGCTCCATTTACGTATGCTACCAAAGTACGTATCGATACAATCAACCAGCGATCAGTTGCAACGATTGCACCAAATTTCACCAACCTTAATAATGTGGTTGTCACTATTGAAGGAGCTACTGTACCGGCCGGCAACAAACTTGAAAGAATTATTCGTATATACCGGCCGATTAGTGATGACGTCACAAACGTAGATTTTCATGCTGATTCATATGAATATCAAGCCGTCACAGAACGCAAAGCTTTATATACAACTTTTAATAGTTATTGGCTTGGATCCGACGCACGTATCTATTTTGATTCTGCGCCTGGTGTCCCGTTGGTGATAGAATATGCAGTTGATATTGATGTAACAGTATTCGCATTACCATTCCTACATGTATGGTTCGATCGCTTTGATCAGTTCCACGATGTTATCGCCCTTCTGGCTAGCAAGCATTATGCTATCAGGGAGCAGGCCGAAAATCCAGTGGCAGCGAACCGGCTGCAAGAAAGAATTATTGCAATGCGTGAGTTCTTCCTGCGCAGAGATTATGATGGGCCTTCATATGTCGGCCGTATTGATGAGGATTCTTTCATTTTCTAATGGCTGGTAACAAACAAGAAATTGAGCTGCTCGATGCCGGCATAGAAGCGATAAGCCCCGATAAGGGTTCTTTTGCTTTAAATATGCATAATAAAAATGGTGCCTGGCACGTGCGCAAGGGCTTCGGTCAATTGGCTGAATTTGATACAACTGTGATGCGTAATATCGCACAGAGTACAGTAGTATCTTGGGCATATGAAAAGCATACAGGATCCCAACTAATAAAAACTTCATTTGGCCATGATCAAATTGTTTCAATTATCCATGGCTTCTTTGCCACTGGCGGCAGTACTGGATTGGTGCTTGATAATGGGAATATGAAAGGCGGGATATCAAAATCTAAATCAACATCGCCCACCACCATATATCATTTGTATCTTGTTAGCATATTTGATATAACAACCGGGGAGAGATGGGAAGAGCCGCTATACTCACATACATCAACCAATCGTACACTTCCTTTATATGAACTGCATGGCAACTATGAAACAAATCTAGATAAAAACTTTCAAGCTTGGATCCAATCAGAAGCAGACTATGCTTGGTTCGAGCATGCTGCTGACTGCCTATTCTTCGGTAATGAAGATATCGGTGTTTGGTATTACGTTCCCTCTTCATTCAGGGGCACACGAACACAGCAAGGTGATGCATCTGTATTCCAACAGTTGGATGATCACCTAAGATTCGAATGGGCTTTAGGCAGATCTGAGACAAGCTTGGTAAAAAACCTATCAATATCTCCAGGCACATTCAAGAATGAACTGCCTTATCTGGAAACAAGTATCTTCGATTCTATAGTTGATATGACTTTTCTTAACGGGACATATATATACGCAACAACAAATACATTATGGTTCAGCGACACAGGAAAGCCCGGATCAATATTGGCCGGTAACAGCGCCTACCTTTCGTTGAGCGAGCCAATTGTGGCTATTAACACATATAGAGATCTCATATATATCTTCACTGAATCAACAACTTGGATATTCTCTCCTGCTGTCCAGGGCGCCCTATTAACGGGCTCTTTAACGCAGCTTTCCAACGAGATTGGATGCGTGTCTCCAAATGCCATTGCAATGGCTAATAACCAGCTTATATGGGCGGATAAGAACGGTATATACAGTACGCCAGGAAACCAAAATATAACTGTTATATCTGGTGTTATTCAAAACTATTTTAAAGAATATATTACAAATCCGTTAAACAACTGGTATACTCAATCAGGCGCCTTGGGGACAACAACGAATCCTCCCGGGATTACACTTAAACTAAATCCCAATGGCATCCATATGTCTTTCTCGGAACATAATAACATGTTGTTGATTGGCATGCCTGAAACAAATCAGATTCTGGTATTATCAGATGGGGACAATTGGTCACTGTGGACGACAGAAACACTGGTTAATGAGGATGCCGGCAACTTCGATGTACTGGCCACGAATAATATAGAAAACCCTTGGATTGTTACTGGATTAACAAAGATCTATTGTATTGGCGGGCCAACCACGCAAACTTGGGTTGATGTTAGCATAGATGCCAGCACCGGCAATCCAATAGATGATGATGCTCTGATATCCTCTTATTATATAATGGAATATGGAAGAGGCGGAGGATTAGATCGATCAATTGATAATGAAGATTATCGTCGTATCATTGGTAAATGGTATATACAAAACAATGCTAGCGTGGCGCCTACATTACCGGCGCCATTGGTCGTCGACAATATCAGATCTAACGGCAATATATATATTGATCGTTGGATTAAAGAGGAACCGTACTCAAATACGCCGGTTGGACAAGGGCCTCCTTATCCAATATATGTGTTGCCAATTCAACTTGTGCCACCGACGATTAGTACAACAACACCCGACGAGGCGCCAGTAGCTTATCCTGTAACTGATAATGCATATCCTTTAAATGTAGTTAATTTCACGTTTGACTTCTGGTTTGATAATACAAATTGGAGACCGGTGTTTTATACCGGCACTCCGGCTGGAGCATGGGATCAAACAGTTGTATCTCCCATCCCCAATGAAAGAGGATATTCAGGTATTGGATATCATAACCAACCGATCGCAGGCCTTCCAGCGCCAATCGTTAACGCTTCTGAAGTGCAATGCTACCTGGGTGGTGCACCAAATGTTAATGGCAATCAAATCCATATCAGATATGCGTCAGCAAATGCTGTAGCACAGCGCGGCGCCGGTTGGAACCATAAAAGCGCTGCGGGTGGCGCGCTCGACTCACTCAATCTAAATCCGGATTATCGCAATCCAATGATATATTTAAAGTTCTTTTATATTGGTACTGGACCGGTAACTTCTATGGGCATTGAACCTATTCCAGCTACAACGGCTGTGTTAGGCCAATGGGTTGATGCGGTCGGTGGCCTGCACACTCCTATAACAATACACCCGAACGTTATATATTGGCAAGAAGCGGTTAACCCCAGTCCTCATAAAGAAGATTCGGTAGCACAACCAGTTGATTGGGCTTATAAGTCAGCACAGGTTGGTATAAATAATAATATTAATTTTAAAGCCAGAGGAATAACAACGCGAATCAAATCTCACGGCAAATCAACAAATCCATTAGTGTCTGGCTGGTGGTCTGGATTGTTTAATACACTTGGAGGTAGTGATTGGAAAGAGTGGACATCACAAACAGTTGATATTGACGCATCAGCTGCGGTACCAGTTGCGCTACAGAGAGTACTAGACAAAACAACTATTCGCAATCGTTTTAGTAATGGCACAGCATTATCAACCAGAACGTTTGGCAATAATCAAATCTTATGGGATGACACCACCGGCACTGTTGGTAATTATTTAGTTGATGAGCAAGAGGTTAATCAGATCACCACTTCAGATAATGTAAGAGGTGAGTGGATAAGTTATATGGCATTCGGTCATATCCAAGATAAGGCTGAAGAAATAGTTATGATGAGTTTAAAGGCAATTGTTAGGCCTATTACTAGTAGAAGAAGGAAGACAGGACATTAATGGCACAGATAGTTAAAAATATATATTCTGCCAACAGAGCTTCAAAGGCCGGCCAACAGAATGATCAGCAGTTCAATAAACTATTGGCCCTCGTCAGCGAGCTTAATATCCAAACATCAAATGATATGCCGTTGGAAGAGCAGCTAGCTAATAACGCAGCTGCTTTGGCCGATGGAGAGAGAGCCGGTTTTACAATCAGGAAACAAGATGGAAGGCTTGGAGGCATAGCAAAAAATACAATTATAACAACACAAACCACAATAACGACGGATACGATGTTTGATAATGTCACATTCCAGTCTGGTGATTTCACTGGCGCAATGGTTGATATTCAGGGTACTGCAGTTGTTATCTTTAATAACTGTACATTCAAAAAACGAACGAGTGATTCACCTTCAACACATGTGGCTATAGCATCTACAGCCTCTGCTAACTTTGTCGCTTGCAAGTGGATTGGTATCTTTAATGTTGCAGTGCCAAATGTTATAATTGATGCGGCCGGTGTTCCAGCTGCCAATCTTAACTTCATAGGATGTCACAACAAAACTGGAGCTGCAGTTATTGGTGCGGCGCCTTCTTTCTGTGTGACCGGCACAAGTATAGGGAGTTTAAATATTTAATTATGCCATACGAAAAAGCTAACAGAGAAACAACAGACCAACAGTTCAGCGAAGGTACAACGATCGATGGCGATCGTCTAGAAGCCGGGATGAATGATATTGTTGATTACTATAACAATATCCCCCCAAAGAGTATGAAGAGGCGCTGGATGCAGACACAGTTTGTGCAAGGATTCCAACCAACACCGGAAGTCGCGATCACAGGAATTGACCTCTATGGTCCTTTTATGTATACAGAAAATTCTTCTGATACTGCAGTAACTGTTGGTGTGCCGCCGGATGCATATGAAAATCCTTATCGCCATAAAAGCTGTGATTCACCAGCAATTGAACCAGTGCCGGGTGATGGAGATCGACTGGCCTGGACAACTTCTTTCTTTTTCAATAAGCCCTTCATCGTGCAGGGAATATCGATATTTATGGCCTCTGATCCAGCTGGTACTGTTAATGGATATGTGAATAATTTTAAATGGTCGACAGTAGCAGGGCCTCCACAAGCCTGGCCACAAGATGAAACACCCGGCAATTGGGCCAATGATATATCAGTGCAATTGTCTGTTGATGACGAGTTTAATTCACACGATCGACGTTTAAACGATATCGTATTGACTTGGAATAACTTTCATCAAGGTTCACAAAAATATGCTACACTGCCTTATAACGGTCTCGTAGCCGGCGGCTATCCTTCTGCAGAACCACAAATTGTACATCCAGGAGGAGTTAACTCATTAGGTTTGGTTATGAACAAGGAAGCTTTGAATATTCCTTTACATCGTAGAAGCAGAGCGCGCCTGGCCATTATAGTGCCGGCTTATTCAATAACCAGCAACGTTGCTAGCAGCTGGACTGAAGCAAATGGATCCTATAAGCCTGATACAACAGCTTGGTCTGTTTGTTTAACCGGTTTGGAGGAGATTGAATAATGTCTAAACAACCCAAAGTAACGTTGCCAAGAGGAACAGAACTTACACCTGATGGTATTTATGGCAGTCTTCAAAATATGAGGGCTGAATTGGCAGCTGCCGCTATTACACCTGATCAAACTGATGCTCCTCACGGTACGTTTAGGGTGAATTTAAATATTCCAATGTTAACAAATACTTGGGACCAAGCTAATCCAAATACGCCTTATTATATTCCATTTGTATTGCCTCCGTTACAAGAGTTTATGACACTCGACGGCGCCGTACCAACCTTCGCAGTTAATAATATCACACCTAGAATAATATTGGATGAGGTAATGTTCTCATTCGATCAAAAAGATGAATTTGCTGCAATTACTTATAGATTAGCCGGTGGGGGCGCAACACATAACGATATCGCTGGTACAGCCATCGAAACTTCCGGGCTTCTTAATTTTGCCGGCAACCATAATCTCAACGTTGAAATATCACTCATGGCCAAGCAGCCGCTTCAATCATATGGCATCGTCACAGCTGCAGCTGGGAATAAGGAGAACTTCAAACCAACATCAGAGATATTCTCTTATAAATTAGACTCCACGTTCTTTAGTGGCGCAGATCTTAATCCTCTTGTTATCGCTGATCTAAATAAAAATATATCACCGTATTCAACTTATCTGTTCTGTATTAACACAAATTTATATGGTGATGGCAGAGAGCCGGTCGACCTAATGAACATTCAAATATCATTAAAATTTCGTCACCCATTGGTTCCCCGGGACAATGATGCTGTTAATGGCCCAATACAAAATATACCCGTCCATATGGGCAATATTGTAGTAGATAACGTAATACCGCCAGTGGCCGCACCTTTGGCCGGCACAGGAATAGAAGCAGATACCGCGGACGGTGTTAATACTGGAATGACCACAATCGATTCTGCTATGAGAGAAAGAATGGAGGGTGGTTATTTAGCTAATTGTAACATTGCGCGCTTCAATCATTTGACTGCAGACGCTGGTTATGAAGTTATTGCTGTTCCAATGTTCCAACAGTTATACGCGTTTAAAGCAACCGCGGATGGAGTAAACAATCTAGATCATCAACCTTATCAAAATGCCGCGCCTTATACACAGCTTGTTGATCGTCGCTTTATTCCAATTTCATATCCAATGACAATTCATCATGTTATCGCAGCACATAACTTTACCGCCGGCAGCAATACAGATACGTTTGGATTCCAAGAACAGCTCGGCCCAGGGAACAACACCAAATCCAATATAACCTTGGAAATGGGCACAGGCATTGCTTCAGAGTTTACATCATATCAATTAATCGCGAGTGATGCAGCTAGCAGCCCCCTGATTGCGGCAAACGTATATTCAACCAATTGGATGGCCGGCGTGATCGATTGGATCCAATACCCTCTAGAGGAAACATTAAGCAACGCAAATAAAATGGGTACCGCCGGTTCAACGCAGCCTTATCGTGTGCAGTATCCAGAATGGGAAATAAGAAACATACCTTTAGTCGGTGCCGGTGGTACTGGCTATTATCCTCAAGGAAAGCCGGTCTTTGTTGGCCAATCACATGCAAACGAGTGGGGCGGACCAAGCGGAGTAGGAAATGCAGCCAGAACTGATATTGTAGCTGCTGGTAATACTTCAACTACATATGGATTAGAACAGTTCTTAATGGTTTCGTGGAGAATATATAATGATGATGCCGCGACGCCCGGACTAGATTCAGTCACCAACGCAAAGCATTTAATTACAGATTTATATCAAGGATACCAGGGCTCCTGGATATATATAATTGGAAAGAAAGCCCTAGTTTAACAAAAGGAATAAGAGAATGGCAAAAGACACTATAACCCGCAGCGATGCAGCGATCGATTTATTAGAAAAGTCTCAAAGCGCTTTAAAAAAGCTGCCGGGCACAATACGTGAAGGCGGAGAAGCTAGAAGAAGAGCTGCTGTAGAAGGTGGCGCGCATGCTGCAGGTGCCGCGCTGCGCACTGCTGGCAGTCGTGCACTGACTAGCGGCGCAGGACTTCAAGCAGTATCCGCCACAGGCGCGTCAGCTAAATCAGCTGCAGCTGCTGAAATGGCAGCCGCAGAAGAAAGAGCACTGGAAGCAGAAACAACTGAAGGATTAAAATCCGCAGCGATCGACGAGACGATTGAAGGATTGCCTACCGGTGCTGATGATTATGTCGCACAAAAAGAAGAGTTTGCCAGTCGATTAAATACTATGTTAGGTGATAATCCAAATGTTAATTTAGCTATGTTAAATGAGATGCGCGCGGAGCTAGCTTCAATTAACGATCCGCAGCTGCGTCAATTATGGGAAAATCAATTTGCACTAGTTGAGGATGCCCTGACAGGCCCGGGAGGACTATCAGCAATTAATGTTAAACGTCCATGGACAGATCCGGAGGGGAATACGCATACTCTATTTGACTTGAATGATGATGCATATGTTGCCGGCTTAAGAGATGAAGGTGCTGTTGTTCCCACCGGCGACACAAATCCGCTAGATTAAAAAGGAGTTATAAAGTGGCAAGAAAGATTAAATATGTTGGCCTGCAAGATCGCGATCGTAAATTTTATAATCGTAAACAGATCAAAAAGAAAGGAATATCAGCTGATGATGTATTAAAATATATCGATAAAGGATTAGAATATGCTTCTTCGCCATTGGTTTCCTCTGTTGTTCAAGCAGTTGGTGGTGCTATGCAGCCTTCTGAAGAAGACATTATCACCGCACAAAAAGAAGAATTGGCAGGACCAGAATTTTCAGCGATACAAGCCAGGCATGCTGCAGCTCAAAAAGAATTCGAAAAGGATGAGCCTCAATTATTAGAGGACGCCGCCTCGATACAGGCGGCGCAGAAAATTCCTGAAGGCGCAGCTGCCGATTGGGCATATGCCAAACTTATGGAAGACTTGCAAGCGGAACAGGGCGAGGCTATAATGGGACAAGGCGCAAAATTGTCAATGCCGACCATACTTGGGACCAAACATGGTGGTCGGACCATAATTGGTGATTCACCTCCGGGCTCAGAGCCGGTGCCTACAACGTCCGAAGCTATCAAAAAACCATATACCCCGGGGTTTATGGGAGATATGCCCATGCACGGCGCATATAAAGAAGCGCAGGAACTCGCTAGCGCGCTGCAGGCGATCCCGGGAATGGGAGACCAGCTTGTTAGACTTGAAACAGCCATGGCCACTAATCCAACAGCGGCTGCAGCTCGTATTGAAGATCAACTAGTTCGAATTTCAGAAATTAAGCCAACTTTAGATCCCGCCGGCCTACAAGCTTTGGATGCATATGAATTGCAATTAAAAAATATACTTAAAAGACGACTTGAATATCGTACGGATCCAACACCGGCCGCGCAAGAACATCAGCTAGCTGCTCCGCCATCAGATCAAGAAAAGGCAGATGCACTGCTCGATCGGATCGATGACTACGACATCTGGACCGCGGAAGAGAAAGCTTTCTGGGAACGCATGGGATATACGCCTGTACCGGCAGAAACAAAACCAACTCTTAAAGACGTCGAGCCCCTTGAGGTACCGGTGCCAGCTCCTAGGAGTGGTGGGGCCGGCGGATTTGTCGAGGTACCCGGGTCGAGAATGGCTTCAGCTGGCGGTGCAACACCAATTCCTTACCAGCGGGGGACATCGGTGGGTAAACCCGGCGCATCTTTATCGCCTGGTACCTTAAGTTACGGCCTTCCGCCATCCCACCAGCCGGCTAGCCCTGCCGCTGCAGCACCATCCGCAACAGGCGCAGAACCACCTTTAGCTGCGTCCACAGCAGCAGAACCTCCTTTAGCTGATCCTTACGAAGCAGCCCGGCCAATGGCCGCCATGGCAGAAACAGAGGTTGAGTTCGTCGAGAATCTGTGGGATCCCGAGGGTGAGCCTGATCCTAAAGCGATTGTGAATTTGGGTATGTCGAATCAAGGCCTGGAATTACTGCGCCAAGCCGGAGCTGCAGAGCCATTAATCAATAAATTTCAGGAGTTGGCGCAAACTATTGCTGCGCCTGTCCCCACCTTTGAAGAATTATTTCCAGCATATGATCCCACGCCCAAAGAGATATTGCCAAAAATTCTCCCTGGATCATGGGAAGGATTATATGCATTGGCGCCTCACGTTGGTACTATAAAGGAACAGCAAAGACTGATTGCTCATGCCAATAAACATCTTGGTGGCAGGGCGGCGAATGTATGGGAGGCAATTGCTTCTTTAGGCGGTGATACACCAGAAAAGTCCAAAAGACTGAAATTGTTGGTTAGTCAGTTCCCAAAGAAATCCAAGCCTACCACCGAAAAGGGGCAGCTGCAATTGGCAACCGCCAAATTAAGATATCGCCAATTGGTTGATTCTGCGCGCACAAAGAAAGCACAAGCGGAAGTAAAACTTCTTAAGGAATTCGAGGGTATTAAAGCGCAGCAAGCTAGAACGTCTGGCGCTGCAGCTAAAGCTGCTTCAAGCAAAAACATAAAAAGAATGCTTAAGAGATCATTAACGACCGGAGCAAAGACCGGGATGAAAAGCAATAATCCCAGGGCCTTGTTAAAAAATCTGGTTAAACAAAACAATGCCGCGGCAACAGCCAGTGGCCGTAAATTTGATCAGATCAATACTGAATTAGCAAAGCTTGAAGCCAATGACGTCAAATTAGTTACCACTGATGGAGAACTTCATGAACAGGAAGTTGCAACTCGGAATGCATTAGCCGCACTGGAAGGCCAAGCGCCGGCGGCAAGAGCACGTAATAAGCCTAATCCAGAATACATCACGTGGAAACAGAACGTATCAGCGCTTAAAAAGAAGAGAGACGCTATCGTAGGTAAAAGGACAACAGTGCGCGGAAAGTTGGAAGGCGTAAGAAATAAAAAGGAAAGCTTGGCAAATATCCACGGATCCACCAACGTTGCAACAGGACAATATCAGGACTGGGCTAACGAGGCCTCAAGGATCCAAGGTATTAGAAGCAGAACAGAGAAGATGAAACAAACCAAAGCTCTTTTAAAAGAGATTCGTGGAAATTAAAGAATGCCAGAAATAATTGACATAGAAGATCCAACAGCTCAACCAGATCCGGAAGAGGTGCCATCATTGGCACCTGAAGGTAAACGTGAAACAACCTATCCAGAGCGTATTGGTTCTGTAGCCACCAATATTGGAGCCGGCCTGGCTGGATTAGCAGAGGCTACCGGGGAAAACTTATATAACCTAGGTACTGCCCCCTTACGCGCAGTCGGCGTTATGGAAGGTGACATCATCCCGGAAGGCTATAAAGAGGCCTACAATCAGTCACAAAGCCACGTCGCAGAGTATTTGGATAATGACTTTATCGATAACCTAGGCAAGAACATCGGTAACTTGGCCGAGGGCTTTGTAACAATATTAACATCTCCTTTCAATGTGCAAGAATTTGTTCCTGAAGATTCTACTTTCTTTGATGTTGTTTCAGAACAAGCAACAAAAGCCTATGGAACAACAGAAGATCTTCATGAAGTTGTTTTAGGTGATATGACAAATTTGTTAAATCCAGCGAATATCTTTGATAATGCCCAGACTCGACCGATTGATCTTGCCTTGGTAATGCTCCCGACGGTAAGAGCAGTTAAGGGTTTAACCAAAGCTGGTACTTTGAAGGCCGCGGCCAGTGGGACGAAGCTAGCTCCTGCAGCCAAAACAGCGCTGAAGGCAGCAGAAAAAATAGATACAAAACTGACATCCTTGGTTGAACCAATTGTGCGCACGCATACGTATACTAAATTAAGACGATGGATATCAGATCCTTCAGCACAAGTCACACCTGAATTAGAAAGGATCGCTAAAAGATTTTTAGAAGAGCCATCGGAAGTTAGAGCAAAAATGGGTGCTGCTTTCGAAGAAGCCGCTGTTCGTATTCTTCATAAAGAAGAAGCCGGAGTACGTACACCCATACATAAAACCAAAGCCAAGCGAGTGCAGAGAAGAATAGGTGAAGAAGGAGCTGTTGAACCTATTGATGTCCCGGATATCGATATCGCAGGAGCAACAATCACAGAAATACGTGAGATGGCCGGCGGCGGGTTAATAGACATCAATAGTATCGAGGTGGCTGCTGTGTATGCCGAGGTTTTTGATAACGTAAAGAGACTGTTTAAGGGCGAGGGTCAAACATTTAAAACAGCTGATGCTGCAGCAATACTGCCCCGGGTAATGGAGGCATTATCAGATAGTGGGTTCAGACCAGCTGAATTAATCAGTATACAAGAAGCTATGATTGAAGCTACTAAACCATATCTCGCGCGAGTATTAGAAACTCCGATTGGTTTTAAACAACTTATGCATAAGCTTAAAGAAATTGAACCAAACCGAGCAGTACGTAAAAAGATTAAAGCAGATTTAGAAACCTGGATCGAACACAATAAGGCAGCTAGATCAGCTGATAATACATTCCCAGATTATCAGCTAGCAAACGGTGCAACGTTTGACGTCGAAAGCACATTGCAATCAATTGCTTCGAAGGATAAAGTACTTAATGCTACAATTGCCGAAGAAGTGTTAGGTGTAGTATCACGTGAAGTTTTACCTCAAGTCGAAAAAGCAAGTTATAAATTGATTGTTGATGATTTAATGGCCGGCGACAAAGGTAAGGTCTTTCAGCCAAAAGCAAGTGGCCCAACACTTCGCGTTGTAGGCGCGGAAGGAGATGTTGTTTCTACTATCGACATATTAACTGAATTGATGGGAGATTCAAAACATCCTGTTATATACAGCACACCAGATACAATTTCAAAGGCGCGCTTCACGAAACTGCAACAACAGTTGAAACTCAATAAAGATTATATAATTGAACAGGTGGCGCAGCAAACAGGACGTCCATTAATCGATATAGCTAGTGAGATGGATGATCTAGCCAGGCATTTTAAAATGCTTGAGCCAATTAACAAAGATGCAGCCCAATTGCTTGGTTATAGACCCAATGATATAATGATACCTAAAGGCTTAAATGATACGCTTAAGTGGCAAAACAAAGCAATGAATTCTTTATACGGTGACAGCTGGCTAGCCAAGCTGAACAGAGCCATTAAAAGTAATTTTACGGTGTTAAACCCCAGTACTCATATTAACAATATTATGTCCAATATGATGGTTATGGCTCTACGTAATGCCAACCCATTAGTTTTTAAAGATATGATCGTTAATTTACGCAAGTATCATAACTATCTTAAGAGCGATAAGGCAGCGCCCTTTAGTGGTAGTATCGACGACGCTATAACCTTCGAGGCATTAAGAAATACAGATTTAATCAATAGTTCAATGGCAGATATTGATTTGGCGCTAACCAGAGGTAAGAGTACAGGACCACTACCTGGCACCAAGCTAGCGGCCAAGGGTTATAAGGCCGGTGACTCAATATTCAAAGTACAAATATTCGTCGATGAATTCAAGAAATTAATGAATGGATCTAGAATGCTTGAATCTGGCGAAACAATGACACTTCTTCCAAAGAGAGGCACCAAGGTTAAAATAACTAAAAACGCAGATAATTCATTCTCGGTTGATGGAAAGGTAATATCGAACAACGCATTTGAAAAACTGCTGGGAGAAACTGCTTCTTTCAAGGCAAAAAATATATTATTTGATTATTCAGACGTGGGCAATTATGCCAAGATGTTAAAATCAGTCCCGGCTTTAGGTATACTATCTCCGTTTTATACGTGGTTTATAAAGAGCCTGGATATACCGGGATTTCAAAAAGGCCTTGTAAGTCACACAGTTAACCATACAGCAACACCATGGATCGCAACTAATTCACCAAAATTGAACGCTATAGCGGCAAAGAATGAAGCTATGCTAGCGCTTCGAAGAGCTACTGTGGTATCTGGTCTCAAGTCCCAATTGGCTGGAAATGAAGATTTTAAAGAGATATTAGATTGGTTGCCAAAAGATCTGGGCGTCCATTTGGTCGAGGCCTCTGTTGATCCAGGATATGGTATGACAAGAGATTTTCGTTGGATGAACCCTTATGAAGGAACATATCAGCTTTTAGATGGCTTGTCCGGCGCATTTAAAAATAGTGTCGACGCAGTTGCAGATATTTATACACCGACCTCCCTGCATCTAGATCAGACCATTAAAGAAATCAAAGCTGATCCGGATATATCTGATGCAGAGAAAAGAGAAATAATCAAAACAAGAAATTGGTGGCATCGTTGGCATTCCGGTAAGGGCCAAGATATGGGTACATTAGCTAATATTATGGGAACAGCCGGATCTTATTTCTTTGATATGTTGGACGCCGTTAAGCTTTCAGAGAAACAAGGGTTTGATTTTAACGCTGGTAAATTCTCTAGAACTCTAGCTAGCGCGATGATGGGAGGCGCTTATTCAAAAGCTTTGAGAGCGACCCTAGGTTTAACTGATCTTAAAGAGGTCGAGGTTTTTAAACAGTTTATTGGTAGGAGAACCTTTGATCCAAGTGTACAACAGACTAGTGATTTGAGGTGGTTTGTGAGAACATTAACTGGCCAATTAATGAGGAAGCAAGATTTGTGGAAGAGTTATGATTGGTTTTTTAAAGGTCTTCGTCAAGAATATAAAAAGAGTATCATTCAGCCCATATGGGATCGTGCTGATGCTCTAGAAGATGCAGGACTTCTAGAAGAAGCTGCACGTGTGGAAGCAGTCGGAGAGAAATGGCTGCAGGCCATCAATAATGATTTGGAGGCAATTGAAGAAGAATATGCTTCCCAGATTGAATCATTAAAACATAAGGATACTAATTAATTAAAAAGAATTCCAAGTATTAGCTGCAGCTAGCGGCGGAATAAAAACTAATACATGTATGCAATTAAATAACCTAAAAATTAGCTTTTAACAATATTTTTATTACAATAGGAGGAAATATAAAATGGGCTTATCATCAAAACAATACGCAAACAACCCGGTAGTAGACGGGCAAACTATGACGGTAATGGTCGCAGCCGCGGCGGCACCTACTTCTTTGCTAACCGCAATTAATACAGCTATAGGGGCCCCCGCCGGCGGCCTACCTAGGTTTACCGGGCTTCTGATCTCTGCGTCAACAGGTAATGACGTTTTTGTTGGAGGCACGGCCGGCCCGGGAACAGGAGTAAAAATTACAGCCGGGACGAACCTGTTCTTGGCATGGGGTGGTGGCACTGACATCACTTATGAATCTGGTGCTACCCCTTGTGCCGTTATGGTATTTATGGGATAAATATATAATGGCTGACAAACCTAAAAAATACCCCTACTTGATCAAGGATAAAAAAGGAGCAACAAGATATGGCTCTGATCCAAGAAAAAAAGCTGCAGCAGATCTTATAACAGAAGTCGAGGCAACTCCAACTAAAATACTTTATGGAGTAAATCCTGCAGCAGGGCAAAGTGGTATGGCTTATGAAATTGATGAAGAAGGAGTAATTAATTTCTTACCCTTTAAAGGTAAATTGCCAGAATCTGAAGCGCCTCTCTTTACAGAGGAACAAAGAGCTGCCTGGAATGAAATGAATCTTAAGCATCAGACAGAGGAGGATGCCATAGAAGCTATGCGTCTTCAATTACCAGAAGGTGTAGGCGGTTGGTATCCCGATAGGGTAAGTGATACAAATCCTATGGGTGCTTACGGTGATCAAGATTGGTGGATTAAACACGGGAATCCAGGCGCAACAGACGGATTAGGTGATGGAACGTGGAAAACTGGACCGAATGCAGCAGACGCATGGGCTTACGAACCTATAGGAGGCGAACCAGATGAAATATTAGATCCGATGTCGGGTGATTTATTTGATATATTGAGAGAACGCTTTAAAGAACATACGGGAAAAAAGTGACAATAAATGGATTGGTTACGCAAACATATGCTTACATTATTATTGGTATTAGCCTCATGGGTTTTTACGGTCGGATATGTTAAGGCAGAAACTGAATGGAGATTGTCAGCATTGGAAAAGGATGTAACAGAAGTTCAGATAGTTGTAGGTCAATTAAAGACTGTGACTACAAGATTAGAAGTTATAACGTTACGTCTTGAAAGATTAATGGAGAAAGAATAATGGCTGAAAAGGGACCGACATATACCGATCCTAGGAATCCTAGGAAGAAAATTCAATTACCTGCAGAAGGGGCTACCTTATATCGTGCGACTGGTAAACAGCTATGGGGTCGACCTCTTTTCTGGAACGACACAGTTATTATGACTATGACACGACATCATTTTAATAGTCTTGTGTCCGATGTTTTGACTAGATCGCTGATGACTGGTTATACTATAGAACAGTTAATAAGTGCGATTAACCGAATTTCTAAAAGATTTGAACCCCTTCCTGGTTCTAATATTGTAGGTATACCTCTAGAATCTGCAATTGAATTAGCTTCGAAGATAGACGATGTTAAAGCGCTTGAGTTAGTTAACACTCTTAAGCAGATGGATCCTTTAGATGTTAAAGAGATGCTTAAGGAACAGCTAGCGAAAAAAGGAGGGGGAAAATGGCAACCACATGGGCTGGAGGAGAAGGTAAGTCGTTTGGTCGAAACATTAAATAACATTGCCGAGAAGCCTAAATTGAAACAGGTAATGTCGGCTAGCCCTTCACCCGAAGTTTGGACAACTGAACCAATTGCCGCAACTCAACAAATCCTAGGACCTATAGACGAAGCAGAAACTAGACGATCGATGGAGAATCCTGTAGCAGGAGAATACTGGGGACGTAACGAACTCCAGCCCAGTGATGCTGCGAGGTCGAGGATGCTATATGGTACCACACAACCTAGTCCTGAACAAATAGAAAAAGAGGCAATGGAGTTTGCCACGGAGTACATGGATGTTCCAGGGACTGATTATAACGAAGAACAATTCCCTGGTCGTAAATTAGCTAGGAACGAAAAGATTGCCAAAGAATTTATAGATTGGGCAATGGATATAATGAATAAAGTTGAAAGCCCGTTGCTTATTGAAGAGATAATGGAGGCTCAATTAATTCATGAAGTTATTGGTCCAGCATCTAAGATAGTAAGCTGGCGACATAGAGGAGATACCAAGCCACTTAAATCAACTTTAGCTAAAGCAAAGAAGTTAGGAATTAAATTTCCGAAGGGACTTGTAGGTGTTGCTGGTCTTCTTTTAGGAGCATATGCTGCTTCACAGGAGGAAGAAGAAGCTGGTGCATTAGCCATGGCTGGAGCAGTAGGTGGTCCACCAGAGCCGTCCCTAGGAAGTCTAGCTCAAAAGAGACGACGTTATAAAACAGAAAAGGTTCGAAAGTTGCAGGATTTGGCTAGATATGAAGCTGAACTTCGCAGCGGTGAAATCAAACCCCAGTATAGGCAGCTTCATGAAAGTACCATTGCTGTAATAAAAGAAGCAATTGCTTCACTTGACAAGCATATTGAAGCTCTTACTAAGAATATTCAAGCTATGAACGAAGTTCAGATATCAGATTTTTTAGATGATACTAGAGGACGTAAGCCTAAGACAGCAGGGATGACTGCTGCAACTCTTCCTATTGCTGGGGACAAACCAGAGAATTGGCTGGAAGATTTACCAACTGATAAACCGACAACTGTCTGGAGATCAGAGGGGGGTCGTAAACCTTATGCTAAAAAGATTAAACCTAATAAGGTTAAAGTAATTGAGGGTGATCAGTATCAGGAATTTTCAAAATTAAGGAAACAAGGAAAGCTGAGAGGCACAGAAGGAAAGACTGGGTTAAGTTATCCTCAGATAGATGTGTTGGTTGGAGAACACTATCGACGAATGGGCTATGATTTTCTCTTTGTAAAAAGACGAGATAAGGCTGGTGAGTCACTATTCCATAAGTCTTTTGATCCAGCAGAAGTTTGGGATATTAGTGATCCACGTAATATTAAATGGTATACTCCAACCCCATCAGGAGCAGAACTTTATGCTGTTAGACATAAGTCTTGGTCAGGAGCTGGTCAGGATAGAGCTGCAGCTATGGCTGCAAGAGAAGCAGTCTTCGGTCCCTACCCTCCATTTAAATCATCACCCACCAGACCTGAGATAGTTAGCCCAACGGATCCAGTTATGGGAGAACACTATGCTGAAAGACAGATGCAGCATATAGAAAAATTAGAGAGCCAGCCGTATATCGAGCTAGATGAGGGCAAACCGCTGACACGTTATGGCGGTACTCAAAGACCCTCATTAGCCAAACCAATTCTAGAACAGTATGGTAGAGGTGGTCATCTAGATGATACTAGAGGACGTAAGCCTAGGACAGCAGGGATGACTGTTAAACTTCCTGATCCTTATTGGGTTGAACGTCCCAAGAAGGCTGTTTTTAAACAGGGCATTGCTAATGCTATCTATGGAGGCGATATCAGCAAAGTGCAGAAAGAAGACATGAAGCATTTCGCAAAGCGATGGAAAGAATTTACAGGTTATTTGATAGAAGATGTAATAGAAGCTGTGGGCATAATGTCTCCTGAAGAGTTAGTGGGGGCAGAAAGACAAATGATGGAGGAGCTTAATATTATATTGTCGATTAATGATGCTGCCATGGCAGAACAGGCAAAACCCAAACCTAAATTTGAGAAAGTGACCACTAGTATTGAAACTGAAATGAATGAAGTTTTAACACAGTTAACTACCGACAAGACTCGAACAACTGCTGCGCTTAATCGTGCTCTTGATGATGCAAGAAATGGTCCTACCCCAGCTGCTAGAAATCAAGCAGCTGCTTTAGCCAACGTAGCTAGAAAGAATATTTTAGAGATTGATAAAGGAATTGCTGCTGCTAATAAGCGAATAGCAGATTCAAAACAAGGTAAATTAAAGTCTAGGAAAGGTAAGCCTAAAGGCAAAGGTAAAGGTAAAGCAGGTCTATTTGCATTGCTTGGGCTTCCCTTCTTGGATCCAGAAGACAGAGAAGAAGGAGCTGCCATGGCGATGGCTGGAGGTATAGGTGGTCCAGGTGATGAGCCTCCAGATTATTGGGCAGAACGAGAGGCAGGTATAGAAAAGTGGAAAGGCGAGGATCCATATGGAACTACTAAAAGATTTCCTCATACAGTTTGGGACAATCTTGAAGAGAAAATAGCAACAGGTGGAACAACATCACGTCAAGAATTGGAGCGTCGTGTTGGGATGAAGCTAGGAGAAGCAATCCGTCCTCCGACATGGGCAGAGCATGAAGCTGGTCGACTGGCGGCTCGAGAACACGCAAGAAATATTCTATCAGTTCCTGATCCTCAGCCTCCTAAAACTGCTAGACCTCCTGGAACTGCTAGACCTAAAGCACTTGTAAGACCACAGGGTTATGATATTGGTGGTCGACATGGACGGACAGTACCACCTGTTATCGATCCTCCGCCCCCCGAAGGTCCACTTGCTACTGTCGAACCAATAAGAATACCACCAATCGATGTAGGTAAATTATATCCTGAAAGCACAAAACCTGCTTCTGGACGATTCCGTCCTATTCCACATTTAGATACTTTAGCTAAACGTGCTGGCGAGGAGGCTGTTGTAGCTTTAGATGTAGCTAGAAAAACACATCCTGAAGCGATTACAGCTATTGAACAAAGAATTCAAGGTATTAATATCAATAGAGCTGTAGCTACAGGAATTGGTACTATGGTATTTACAGATCTGATTCAAATATTAACTAACCCCGATATCCCATGGGCAAGTGAAGAATACTATGGAGGATATGAACCTGATCCACGTCTGCCACCTGGAAGACGTCCTGCCCGACGTACTGGTGAACGAACACAAGAATATACCAAGAGACAAGCATTAGAAGAATGGGCTTGGCAAATTCCTGATATATTAACCTTTGGTGGATTGGGTGTAGTCCGAGCAGCTGGAAGTGTACGAGAACAAATGGATCCACAATATGTTGGACCAATTTTTGGTGCTCCCGAAGGAGAAGAAACTGCTGGTGCTGTACATACTGGGGTCCCTTCATTAGTAAGACCTAGATCTTGGGAAGCTAGTTTGGCAACTGAGCCTACTTATCGTCAAGACATTTATGAGGCTGATACAGAAAGAGCAGCTGCAGAAGTTAAAGCACTTACAGGTGCAGCTCCAACTGAGTTTGGTACAACACCAAGAATGGCAATAGGAGAAGATATTCTAGATAAAGAAACTTTAAAATACCAAAGCTTAAGCCCAGAGGAAAAGCAGGGAGATTGGGGGATGGCAGAACGTGATAAGATACGCTTTCAAACACCTTCAGTCTTTGAATACTTCGATGCATCAGCCGGATATCCAACATCTAAATTTAATCTGCGCACAGCATTCGAACAATTAACGGAGCCTGAATAATGGCCAGAACAAAAGCATGGTTAGACAAACACATTAACCGATTTATATCCCGTAAATTCCTAGCTTGGTGTACAGCAACCTATTTAATATTGGCCGGAGGTTTAACAAGTGACGATTGGGTTGCTGTAACACTAGTTTATATAGGATCACAGGCAATGGTTGATTTAGCAGTAAAGTGGAAACATGGCTGATATAACAACAAGCATATTAACAATTACACATAAGGAGAATTTAAAATGCTGAAAAAAGATATGAGAGATAAAATGGCTGATAAAGTAAAAGCCATTCATGAGGAAGAGGAAGCACCTGAAGAAGGTCATATGGAAATTGAAGTCTTGGAAATTGGCGCGCCCATGGGTGATCTTTCTTCTGAACTTAAGTCTTTGGTTGATAGCTGGAGTCCAACAACGGACGAAGGTGCTCAATATAAAGAAGACGTCGAGGCATTGCTGCCGGGTAGTGAATATTCAGAGGATGAGTGATACTCCCAAAACTCGCACTCTTTCACCGGTAGAAGACAATTTCCTTTAATTAAGTTATACAACTTCATTACCCCAATGATCCCAACCTTTTGCCGTTTCTCTGGCAAACAATTCTATTCTTGGAATATCCCCAAATAATTCTACGATCCTATCCCTGACACAATCAGGTTTCTTACTGTGTCTTTCTAGTGGAGAGATAATGACTGAAGAAACTTTATTGGATACAGGTTTCATCTTACCCTTCACACCCAACAAACAAACTTCACAATTTGATTTAGCGTAGTAGCCAACCCCGAAAAAGGGTTGGTTATTTTTTTTATTTGTTTTGATCCAGCTGAACCCTAGTGTCCTATAGGTAAATCCCCATGCTTCAATAACTTTTATTTGTTCATTCAAGTAAGGGAAGGTAGTCCAAAGAAACAAAGCACAGTTGTCTGCTGCTATATTAGCAACTGGTAAGTTCATTATGTCCTGAAGATCCATCATCGGATAGTGGGCATCAGCACCACCACCGAATCTAGTCTTCTTTTTACCTACCCTCTTGTTGTATTTCCACGGAGGGTCAGCATAGATGATATCATACTTTTTGTATATACCTTCCATGGTTATACTGAATACACCTTCGTATCATCTTTCTCTTTAGCTAAACGAAGATCTTGAAGATGATAATATTTATCTAATT